GCCTGTAGGCAGCTCTGGCCGTGGACGTCCACAGCCAGCACCGCCGTCTCCTCGTCAGGCGGCAAGCCTACCAACCGGACGGCCTGCGCCGCCCGGGCCGGGGCCATGGATGACAACAGCGCCCGGATCTCTCGGTTTGTTTTCTCCATGGGTTCTCCAGACTTGCAGAGCGCGTTTCCGCGTGGATGTTGCCATCTTCTGGCCCTCCTCTCACTTAATCCGGATAGCCCGGTCTGATCGCGCAGGTCACCAGCCCAACGCGCCGCGTCCGCCGCATGACGGCCCCGCCGTTGGCGTCGTTGCCGGTGCCGGTGTTGCCCTCAACGGTGAGCACGCTGCCGCCGTCCACCGCCGTCACGATCCCGCAGTGCTCGGTCTTTTTCCGCCTCCCAGAAAAGTCGAAAAACACGATGTCCCCCGGCTTATAGTCCCCCGTGACGATCTGCCCGGGCGAGAACGCCCGATACCGGTTTACGAACGCCGTGCAGCTGCCCGTTTTGTAGAGGTTGAACCCGGCCTCCCGGAAAACCCACCACACAAACACCATGCACCAGGCAAACGCCTTGCCGCTGACCGCCCTGCCGTAATAGGCATCGTTGTACTTGACCTTGTTGGAGCCGGAGGGCATCTCAACGACGCCCTCCTGCCAACCCGCGATCCGGAGCACTGCCGCCCGGGTCCGGGGCTGGATAGTCTCCATCAGATCCGCACGGCCTTGGTGGCGTGGCCGTCCTCGTCAAAGGTAATGCGGTAATGGCCTTCCGGGACCCAGACCTCCTCCTCGGTGTTGGCCTTGGCGGGGTCACGCCGCATATAGTCATGCAGGTGCTTGACGTCCTCTGCAGGCGCACCGGGCCGGAAGCCCTCGGCCATCTCCGCCTCGGTCCAGTTGGCCACGCCGCCGTCGGGATTCAGGTGGAAGTTGGCACCGGCCTCCTTCAGCTCTGCGTTGATGGCCTCGATGGTTTTGCCAGCCTTGCAGCCCTCATTGATAATGTCAGCAAACTTCTTTTCCATAATATGTACTCCTTTCAAAATTCGGTTGATTCTCCAACCGTTTTCAACTGTTCTTGTCCTCCGCTACCCGCTGGGTCCCGAAATAGAACCCGATGACCACCGTGAAGATGGTCAAAAACTCGCTGCCGCTGATGCTCTCCCGCAGGGCCAGCACCGCGAACACCACCGTCAGGGTGATGGTCACCAGAGACTTCACCGCAAGCAGATTCCCCAGCCGTTTCTTGATGGTTTCCATAGCGTTCTCCTTTCATCGTTCACTGATATGCTCCAGATCCTCGATCCGGTGACTGATTACCTTGATCTTTTCCTCGATCACCGGCACCCGCTGGGCGAAACTGTTGTGCTCCCGCACTTCGCGGGTCAGCTCGTCCAGTTTCGTATCGGTGATCGCCTGCTGTTTGCCGTTGGCGATCAATACGCCCATCAGCGTCAGCCCCCCTGTGATGAGGGCGCAGATTATCGTCTCCGTCATAACACACTCCTTAAAAGTTGCAGTTTTAAGGCGTCTATATGCTTTCCGATTAAAAAAAGCCGCCTTGTCATCCTTGACAAAGCGGCGTGGGCATGTATATAATAGGGCCAGTAAGGACGGCTCACTTTGGTCGGTGCAGGTCGTTCCCCAACAGATTTAGAATCCGTAGAAAAGCCGCTGCCGATTTAGGTGGCGGTTATTTCTTTAGGTCAAGGCCTAATTTGATAGCCGCAATCACAAGCATAAGTAACGCAATGGTTTCTGCTGTGCTCATGCGGTCACCCCCTTTACGGGGAAACAACCGTACCGCTCTTACTGGCGAACCCCATCATACACGATCCGCCTTGCTTTGTCAATTTTCTGCGCCGCCCGCTGGGCGGCTTTTTGTTACTCCGCCTTCGCGGTGCCCCCAAACTCCGCCGGCACCAGCTCCGGCAGACCGCACTCGTTGATCAGGATGTCCGCCACCTGCTGTTTCAGCTTCGCGGGCACCTTCTCAAACTCGGTTTTCCCCAGAATCACTCTCTGCGCAAACAACATAGCCATCATGTCTCTTGCTCCTTTCGATAGTAAAAAATATAGGGTCAGGGCGGCCTCCGCCCAGAACTCACGCATAGACGATCGCCGCCATCTCGGCGATGCATTCCTCGTAAAACTCCGCCTGATCTGCCTGAGCGCTCACCTGCTCCCGCAGCAGCTTGTTCTCCGTTTCCAGCTTCGCCACCCGCTCGTCGGTGGTGGGAGGCTCCGGCTCCGGGGGAGGCGGGGTGTACGCCCCGCCGATGGCGGCGCCGTCATACCCCGGCAGCGCCCCGATCTCCGCGGCGAAATCCGCCTCGGCCACGATTATGTTGACGATCACGCCGTCCTCTACAATGCAGTATTCCATAGGCTACCTCCTTTACGCCGCAGATTTCAGGTGCATCCGGATGCCGATGAATCCGGAATAACCATAAGAGCCAGGACTGTCATTGTAATCACCCTCTTTATCTTTTCCAGCACCATAGCCACCGCTGCCGCCTCCGCCAGTGTTGGCTGCACCGCCGACAATGCCATCTGTCGCACTGGTACCGCTATAATTTTTGCCTTCTCCTCCAGCGCCGCCGCCACCAAGGGATTTTGTTTCGGCAAAAGAGGTAAACGCTGTTGCAGTAGCATTGCTGCCGTTTGAGCCGTTATCAGAATTACTGCCGCCATTTCCGCCGCTTCCACCGCCTTGAGATCCGCTTCCCCCGATGCCACCGGGTTCACCACTGCCCCCCCGGACCGGAGATAGCCCGGGATTTCCGCCAGCAGGGGCATCTCCCATAAAGGATGATTGACCGCCCGGATGCCCATCATAATCGAGGTATGTTCCGCCTTTCCCGCCAGCTCCAACAGTCGCTGGATATACTGTATTAGGTGATATTTCGACGCCTGTCTTTGTGATGGTGCCGCCTCCTGCTCCACCGCCTCCGCCGGGATATCCATATCCTGCGCCACCGCCACCGCCTCCTGAAGTTACGGAATAATCAATCGTACTCACATTCCCAGTAAACTTTACAGAGCGGCTGGACTTTACGCTCAAAAAATTATTTGTTGTCAATTTCCACGTTTTTGAGATGTTCGTTCCTTTAACTACGGTCAGGGTTTCGGAGTAGTCCTCCACGTCTGCATAACCGCTGACTTTCACAACCTGTTGTCCCTCGCCGATGTATCCGGTGGCCACGCCATTGGCGTCTGTGTACACTGCCTGTCCGTTTTCGCTGAGGATGCCCTGCACCAACGCATCCGGGATTGGCTTGCCGTTGGTATCCTGCACCGTCAGGGTGATGGCCGCCATGTCAGATTTGATGAGCTTCAGCTGACCCGCGATGCCCGCGAAGGCCTCATCCACCGTCCGGTCCGCCGCGCTACCGAAAAGGGATACCTCTGTGGAATCCTGCAGCAACGTGGACTTCCTCAGTTCCGTGCCGGGGTCTGCGGGATCATCCTCCAGAGCCAGATACTCATGGCGCAGCAGACTACCGTCCTCCGCGTAAACGCCGTAGCGCAGCGCACCGTTTTCAAGGGCTTTCGTGGGTGTTCGGTCTCTCATGCTCTCACTCCTTTGCTCCCGCACACCGTCACGCCGCAGTGGCAGACGGCTGTGTGGATTTTACTTAAAATAGAATTCAAGGCCAGCAAAATCGCCTCGATGCTGTTGGCCTCCGCCGTTGTCAGCCGCCGCATGCCCCGCGCCCCCCCCGCCCCCCCCCCCGGCGCCCCCCGCCCCCCCCGCCCCGCCGCCACGTTGGCCCGGTAGCGGGCCAGCAGGGATGCCGTGGGCACATCGCTTTTGTACCATGTGTAGGGGTCCAGCCCCTCGTTGGGGTCTTTAGGTCGTTCTACCACCGGCCCCGCTGTGAAGCTGCCGGTTCCGGCGTTGCCGTAAAACTTCTGCCCGATCAGATCGTAAAGCCCCACCGCCCCGCCAGCGTTTTTGCAGGGGATATAGTCCCGAATGATGGTATTGCCGTCATAAATCCGGCAATAATAGAGCGCCATCGTTGTTTTTTCCTGAATCCCTCCGGCGCGGTTATTTGCAAAAAGCGCCAGATTGTGTGGGACGGAAAATGTCGAAGCCCCCATGGTCAGAACAGTTGATCCGTCCATAGAGATGATGTTTTTATTGAAATCCACCTCATGCGGAGATCCGTTATTCAACCCGGAAATCGTTCCGGTTTCTTTTCCGTAATGGGTAAATCCAACGCCAAGCGCAAAGCCATTATCAACCCAATCAATATCTGCCCCAAACACTGTATGACTACCGGTTTCCGACGTAGATAGTTTTATGAGTACACGCGAATCTTGGTTTGGCTTGAACCCGGTATCGACATACTGCGTTCCCGTGCTCTGGATATACTGCACTTCCGCATACCCCTCCGGCAGACGGGAACTGGGCGTCACCGCCCGCTCAATTTTCACCCGCTGATACCCCGGCACGCTGTAGCCTATCCTGCCCAGCCGAGCCACCAGATCCTCCATGCACGCGTCCACCCGGTTGAAATCAGTGGCATTGTAAAAACCCTTTGCGGTCTTATTCGACACATCCTCAAGCGTCCGGTCCGTCACCAATGTTGAAAAATCAAAAGCCATAATTCCTCCGTGTCCGAATCGGACCGCTACTTGCTGTAATACACCACCGCGCAGCCGGAAGCGCCCATCGCGCCATCCGCACCAACGCCAGGATAACTGTAGATTTTCCAATAGCTGTGAGAAAAACCGCCTTCATCTTCCCATGTTATTTTTTGCCGCCGGCCCTGTTCACCGCCCTTGCCGCCGGCCCCGCCGTCTCCGGTTCCCGCTCTGGGCTTCGCCACGCCCGTCCGGGCAAAGCTGTCGCCGCTGGCCACGTCCGTATAGCCGTTTTCATAGCGCTTGCCGTTGGCGGAGGAATACGCCCCGAAGGTTGTGTTTTCGCCAAAGGCCACTGGGAACTCTTGCCCATCGTTGATGTTAATGGTTGCAGCCCATACCAGACCGCCCAGACCGTCCACGCCGTCCGCACCGGCAGCGTCCCATGTGCCATCCTGTCCACGAGTGCCGTCTCCGCCCTTGCCCACAAGGATGACTCGCAAAGATTTCTTTCCCGCCGGGGCTTTCCATGTACCGGGTGTGGTGATAACCTCCCGGCCCTGATACAAAAAGCTGCCGTCCGCCTGTAGCAGCTGGCTTTGGCAGCCCTGCATAACGCCATTGGAAAACTGGAACGTCTGCATGGTCAGCCGCGCCGTGGTGGCCTGACTCTCGTCCAGCCACACCGTCTCCACGTCTCCGATCTCGGAGGACGGATCGCCCCGGCCCGTCAGATCCAGCACGTTCCCGCCATAGGTGGAGAGGATCAGCCGCGCCGCCGCCAGCGCCTGCGCCTCGGTCTTGATAAACGGATTGTCGATGCTCACCGTCTCGCTGGAGGATGTGGCGTTGCCGGACACGATGTATTTCGTATCCGCCCCATCGTTGAGGGTGAAGATCAGCGCCGCCACGTCCCCGTTGGCCTTCATACCCGGGTAGCCGTTAAGATTGTCCAGTGTCACTTTGTTGCCCTCGCTCCACAGCGGCTCGGCGGTCAGGTCTCCGGTGGAGGCGTCCGCACGGGGCCATGTCCCCGTGGCCTGACACACCCAGCGGAGGATATCGCCGCACGATTTCCCTTGCAGATCGTCCGCCGCCCGCACCGTCACCGGCAGTGCCGTGTAATTGGGATCCACGTGCCACCGGTCCTGGAAGTTGACGCCCAACTGCGCCGCCAGAGCGCCGATCCACCCCCCAAGCGTAGTGGGTAGTGTGGAGGGTGCCAAAAATTCCCGGTTTGCCAGCAGGCCGATAATGTCCACCAGATTCCACTGCATCGTCAGGCCGTTGTCGCCGGTTTTCCACCCGCCGGAAAACTGATAGAAGATCCCCAGCCGCTTATATTCGTCCGTTCCGTCCGCCAGCCGAACGCCCAACGATACGTCGATGCCCTGCCGCTCCTCGATGGACTGAAACAGTCCGTTTTTGCTTCGCGGTTCAAACCGCCGGGACAGGTTGTCGATCTTGAGGGTGCACGTGCCATACGGCAGCGCCGTGGCCGCGATGTTGCCCTGCTGCTTGACGTTGAATTCCGCAATCATACCGCCGTCCCAGCCCTCGTACACGCCGGGGACGATCTCCACCACCCGCATCCGCCGCCCGGGCCGTGACCATTTGGTCACCGTCACCCGGATGGCGTCGGGGTTGTTGACCGTGAAGCCCTCCAGCGATACGGAGGAAGCTGTGTTGCCGGTGTACGTCCGCGTGTGGTACGCCGTGCCGCCCTGCTTGACCTCCACCGTGAAATCCTCCGGAAGGCCGTCATAGTCATTGCCCGGGAAATATACGGAGCACGCCTGCAAGACAGACACGCCGGAGAATTGCAGTTCCACCCACGGCGGCGTGGAAAACGTTCCATCCGCGCCGGACAGCACGTTGCCGATGTAACCCATCTGGCCCACCGTCTGAGTGGGATCGTCCGGGAGAAGGTCCCACGTCCCATCCAGCGCCCAACGGTCGCGCTCTAACGTAGCGTACTTGGTGGGGTTATCGAAAACCTTATCGTGGAGCTGCTCCGGCTTGCTCCACGGGATCTGCCCGGAGGTCTCCCCGGCGCCGAACACGATGTCCGGGGAAATAATGTCAATGACCGCCCGCAGCAGCACCCGCCGCGCGTCTCCTGTGATCGCCGCATGATACGCCTGCCCGCTTTTAATCATGCGGCGTCACCTCCCGCAGCGTAAAGCCTACATTGTGCCACAGCCCTACGCCATTCCGGGAGAAGGCGTAGGTTGGCTGTGTCATGGATTCCACTAAAAACGTGCCGGTGGCCATGGTGTCAGAATCGTCCGGCAGATACACCACCGGAAACGCCTTGCCGGAGCGCAGCACCGCTGCCAGCTGCCGCCAGAGGGCGTTGCCCATGTAATCGTAGCTCCATGTGATCATCTGCACATGGCCCCGGACTTCCTGTACTGTCCGGCCGGAGATCATCTGCACGTTAACAGACAATTCTCCGGGATAGCATTGATACTTGTCCCTGCTGGTTTCCGGCAGATAAATGCCGTTGATAATCAACTGTGTCATGCCGTTGCCACCTCCGGGTTGCTTCTGGCCGCGTCTCGCAGATCAGGCAGAAGCCAGCTGGCGATCTGCTGGCCGTTTTGCAGGATGAGGTTGATTGTATAGCTGCCGCCGGGGCTTCCGGCGCTCTGTGCCGCAAGTCCGTTCACCAGGCCGGCAGCGGCATTGTAGACGGTGTCCACCGTCGGCGTGGGGATGGCGTCCTGAATCCCGGAGGAAACGCGCTGCATCTGCCGCTCGAAGCCCTGACCAAGGCCCAGCGCCATATTCTGGCCGATTCCGGCAAACACTCGGGAGGGCGAGTGGATCCCCAGCACGCCCTTGACGCCGTCCACGAGGCCGCCGACAAAGCCGGAGATCTTTTCTCCGATCCAGCTGGCCATGAGCTTGATACCCTCCCAAAGCCCCCGGACGATGTCCTTGCCGACCTCAATGATGTCCGGCAGGGAATCCAGAAAGGCACTGATGATGGCATCTACCAACGCCAGCGTGCCCCGGAGCAGCTCCGGCAGGTTTTGCGCCAGTCCTTTTACCAGAGATACGATCAGCTGGACACCCAGCTTCAGCACCTCCGGCATCTTTTCCGTAGCATAAGCCACAAACCTTGTGATCATGTCCGGCCCCTGTTCTCTTACGGTTTCTGCAATGTTCTTCACCACGGACTCAATGACCGGCAGCACGTTTTTCGCCACCGTACCAGCAGTCTGGATCAGCTCCTCGGTCAGAGCGCCGATATCGGCGTTCTGATCGCCCAGGCCCGTGACAAAATTCTGATATGCCGCCTTCATAGAGCTGATAGAGCCCTCCACGGTAGTGGATGCCTCCAGTGCCGTGGTGCCGGTGATCCCTATTTCCGTCTGGACCGTGTGGATGGCATCAATAATAATAGACAGATCTCCGTTTACACCTTTATTTGCATAAAGCGCAGCCTCTGCACCATATAAGCCTTTCAACTTGGCGGCGTCTTCAATTAGCCGCGCCATTTCTTCTTTAGTGCCACCATAGCCCAGTTTCAGGTTGTCCAGCATGGTGTAGTTTTGCTTGGCAAAGCCCTGATAAGCGTTCTGGATGGACTGCATGTCCGTGCCCATCTTGTTGGCGTTGTCCGACATATCCGTGAGCGCCTGATCCGCCTTTTTAGCCGCGGCCTCCGTGTCGTTGCCCATAGATTTGAGCAGGGACGCGGAGAAGCTGGTCACGGTCTCCATATAGGCGTTGGCGGAAAGGCCCGCCGTTTTGTATGCGTTTTCCGCGTTTTTGATCACCGTGTTGGCAGAGCTGCCAAACAGCGTTTCCACGCCGCCCACCAGCTGCTCATACTCGCCGTAGCCCTCAACAGCGCTGCTAATGAGGGACTTGATCCCGCTGGCCAACGCCTTAATGCCAGATTTAATAGCGTCTCCAAACAAATTTGACTTTAACATATCGCCAAACAAACTGGTTTTCTGTCCGGCGCCGTCCATGGCGTCGCCTACGCCCTCCACGCCGGTCTCCAGCTCGTTGAGCTGCTTTTTCGTGCGGTTTACATCGGTGGTGGCGTTGTTCAGCGCCTGCTGCCACCGCTGTACCTCACTGCTGTTTTCAGAGTAGTTGGCCTTGGCGTAGTCCAGAGCCTTCTGCACCTCGCCCAGGCGCTGCTGCTGGACCTCCAGCTGCCGGTTCAGCACGTCAGACTGAGCCGCAAGCTTTTTCTGACTGTCATTGTCAACGTCAAAAGCGGAGGTCACCGCCTTCATCTCCGTACCAAGGGTTTTAAGCTGCTGTCCCATGGTTCGGAGGGATTCTCTAAATTCCTTTTCGCCGTCAATGCCGATTTTCGGGCCAATATCGACCGCCATCGTCTCACCTCACATTTGGGATAATTTCCTCGTCTGTCAAAGCGTGCTTGGGGGCAAAACCCTCCCGCTTGATCTGCTCAATGGCGATGTAGTCCAGCAGCTCCCCAAACGGCACATCCAGCGCCTCGGTGTAGGTCAGGCCGACGGCCATTCCATACCACAAAAACCACTCCGGCGCTAAGGGGCCGCCGGAGTGGTTTCCGCGTTTTTTCCGGGGTCCGCCTCCACGTGGGTCTCTCTGCCGGAGACTACTGCCTCCGTGATTTTTGTCCGGAGCTGGCCGAAATCGCTCAGATCCATCACGTCCAGCAGCTCATCCGCTGTTAGCGGAGGCGCGGTTTCCAGCCCGTTTAGTTTGGCATACCGGGCGCCGCCGTCCATCATGGTCGACAGCAGCCACACCGCCTCATCCAGTGCCTTGAGCGGGTCATCGGCTGAGAGCGCCGTGTCAATGCGCTCCACGCCTCCGTAGCGTTCCGTTACTGCCCGGACCACCCGGGCGGAAAAGCACAGCAGGTGCGCCTTTCCGCCTATCTCGATACTGGCCGTTCTCATGCGGTGATCCCCAGCCGCGCCTTGATATAAGCCTCAGCCTGGGCCTCCGAAGTAAAGGTGGCTTCCTTTTTCCAGGCATGGGTGGCGGAATCATCCCGCATGATGGCGCCGGTCAGCTCCGGGGTCTGCCACTCGATGGACTCACCCTGCGTGGTGGCCGCGTCTTCCGGCACGGAAAACATGATCTTCGGCAGGACCACGCCCCGCCACTTATACGCGCCGTTGACCTTCTTCTTGATGATGAAACCCACGCCCAGATAGGGGGTCACCTGCGTATCATCGTAAACCAGCTCCTTTACGGAGGTATCCGTCACGCCATCGATCCCGGTGATCGCCTGCTCCGTCAGGCCCAGAATGGCCTTGCTGACCTCCTGACTCAGATCGGTAGTAGACAGGGTCAGGGTGCCGTTGGCAAAGCGGCGGTCGGTCTCCGCCAGTCCGTTGTCGCCATAGAGGTTGTTGTCCTCCGTGGTCTCAATGGAGATATTGGCCTCCGTTGCCTTACCCATTACCGCACCGTCAGAATAGCTCACCACGCCGCCGGCTTCGGCATAAATAGCGTAATACGGCTTGCTCAAACCAATGGTTGCCATGTGCGCTCCTTTCTCGCGGTCCGAATCGGACACGCGCTCACTTCATAATTTTGTTGATCTCGCTCTCCGCCCGCTTCTGCATAGCGGCAAGGGTCTGCTTTTTCACCCGGCTCACCGCCTTGCCTACAAAACGGTTTTTGCTCATCCAACTGGTACCGCTTTCAATGGCCCGGGCAACCATCTGATTCGGCTGGCCCTGTGGCCAGCGCTTTGATCGAATGTTGTTATACCCGTCAAAACCGATTTTGACGTTATACATTCCGTCATTGTCCTTCTGCATGGAGGTAATGCCCAGGGTTCCCAGCAGCGCAGCCTTTTGCGTTTTCTTGGGTCCGCGGACTGGATTCTCCTGCGTGCCCCAGCCCTCGTCTGTGGGAACAGTCTGCAATTCTGCCCGGATAGCATCAGCCACAACTTTTGCTCCGTCATGGATAGCAGGGCCGCAGACTTTCTCCACAGCCTCTTTTTCCAGCCGGGTGAGCTTCAGAATGTATTCCTCGCCGCTTTTAAACGTGATGGTTGCCATTAGGTCACCTCCCACACCCACTCGTAGTGGATAAAGCCGGTGTCCGCCTCGTACTGGACGGAGTTCAGCGTCCAGGAAATGCCATGGGCGCTGAAACTCTCGCCCAGCTGCTCAACCCATGGGTCAAACTCGGATTTGGTAAACAGATCCGTGGTGCCGGTGACGGCGGTCTCTCCGTGGCCGTTGTCTCCGGGAAGATCATGGCTGCCGTCCTCTTGCCACACAAAATAGCGGTCGGATTTGAGCCGGACGGCGTGGCTCACTGCGTCTGTCACCGCTCGGTGGGCGGCGATCACTCGCTCATACCAGGTGGTCATGTGGCACCTCGTATTTCTGCTCAATCCGCAGCAGCGTCAGATCCATGCTTTCCGGGAAAACGTCGGTTGTTGTCTGGATCAGATCGATGCGGTACTGCTTGCCGTCCTCCGTCACAGCCACGTCCTGGCTGCTCACGCCGGGGACCCGTGGAACCCGCAGCACCCGCTCGATCTGAGCCTGATTCTGCCGTCCCTCGTAATACCGCTGGATGCCAAGACGCCGCTCCTCGTATCGCAAAGCGGCCTTAAATGTCAAACCCTCCACAGGCTTGTAGCCCGGCGCCGCCGTATCTGCAACGGCATAGACCTTGACCAGTCCGTCGGAATAGGTCTGAGTAATCTCGCTGTCACGGCGAGGGCGATACGGCGCTTTCCATGGCATACGCGCTCACCCGCCTTTCGCTCTGCATACTCAAAATGAGAGATTGATAGTTGTTTTCAAACACGTCCAGGGCGCTGTCTCTGGCGTAGCGGACGTATTCCATCAGCAGCGTCCGTGCGTCGCCGTCCGCTGTATAGTCCTGCGGGCTTCCGGCCTTCTTGTCCAGGTACCCGATCCCGGAGGCGATGAGCCCGGATACCTTGGTATCCGTGGCCTCATCGCTCCAGGTGATGTTCAGGTAGTTCTCCACATCGGACAGCAGGCCGGGCGGCAGGCTGTTCCGATCCGCCATCAGCTCTTGGTGACGGTGACCGTGTAGGTCTTCTTGGCGGTGCCGTCAGCGGCGGTGACGTTAACCTTCACCGTGTTGCTTCCGGTCTGCCAGGTGGCGGCGCTGCCGTTGTCGATCTTGCGGTTGTTCACCAGCACCTCGATCTCCGCGCCTGCGTCAGAGGGAACGGCGGTCACGGTGTTGGTGGCGTTGGTAGTCTCCGCCGTATAGGTCACGGTGCCGGAGGCAAAAGCGGGGGACAGGGCCAGAGAGCCAATAGACAGGGCGCTCAGAGTGGCATCGTCAGAGGGTGCGGTCTCCGTCACCTGAGTCACCTTCCAGGTGGCGGGCTTCAGGCCGGAAATATCCAGCAGCAGGAAGGCGTTGTTGTCCAGAGGCATACCGTTGGCGTAACCCTTGATAAGGTATACCCGCTCGTCCTCCAGGAAATGGTAGTGGTCGCTGTACTCAATGCGGCCGTTGGGCGCGGTGCCCGACATAGCCAGATACCGGTTGGAGAGGCCCATCACTGCCTTGCCCCGGCTCAGCGCGGGGGTCTGGATGATGGTCATGGGGTAGGGCATCACGTCGTTGCGGTAGGTGCCGTCAGGGGCCATCAGCGTAGTGGCGGGCATCACCGTCTGGTAGTAGTCCTGGGGGTTTACCAGCAACAGGATGCTTTCCACACGGCGGGCCTTGCCGTTGGGGTCTGCTGCCATCAGGGAGATCAGATTGCCCACGGTGGCGGGGCTGAGATCCCGCACCTTCACGGGGGTCTTCTCGGGATAGGCGTTGCCGGAACGCACCACATTGTCGCCAACCTGACGGGTCATGCCGATGGGCTTCTTGTCACCGTCGCCGGTCACGATGCCCGCCTCCATGCCGTTGGCGAATGCCTCGTACAGCACCTCGCGCACATAGCGGTCCAGCCACTCGGGGCCAAGATCCAGCATGGCCTTGCACACCGGCAGGAAAGCGGAGAGCTTCAGCAGCTGGGCGGGAATCTTCTTAAAGCCGGAGGTCAGCTCCTTGACGATGTCGTCGCAGAGATCGCCCCACGCCGCCTCCTCATGGCCGTTGGTGTTCACCATGATCTCCACGGCGCCGCCGGTGGCCCGGAAGTTGATGCGGCTCAGCAGGGGGTGATTGGTTTGGAGATCCTCAAAAACGGAGTCGATCACCGTCTTAGGGAGCACAGCGTCCATGCCGGTCACGGCCTGCCGGGGATCAATGGCCTTCATGGCCTCGCCCAGCTTCTGGTAGTAGGCGTGCTCCTCGCCGGTAAGCTGGTGGACGCCCCGGGCCGTCAGGATACGGCTGTCCATTTCCTGGCGAAGGTCGGCAAGCTGCTGCTCATACTCCTGCTTCACGTCCAGGCCCACACGCTGGAGCATTTCGTCAAAGGCTGCCTGGAAGCCGGCAGGGTCATTGTCGGCAACTGCCTTCTGGATGAGGGTGCGGAGCTCCTCGCGGCTCCGGATGTCATTGTTCTGCATAGTGTTCTCCTTTCATTTTTAGCCAAACAGGCTCATAATACGGTTTTTCTGCTGGGGTTCGGGCTGAGGCTCCGGGCCTTTCGGATCAGGGGGGCAAGGCGGTTTAGGACCAGTGTCCGCCGCCAACTGCCGAAGCTGAGCGGCAAGGCTTTTCTGCACGGTGATCCGCTGCTCCAAGGTCAGGTTGGCCTTTTGCAGCAGAGCCGCAGCCTGGGTCATGTCCGCGTCCTTTTCCGCGTAGCGGTCGGCCAATCCCAGCTCCATGCACTGCTCCGCCGTCAACCAGGTCTCCGCGTCATACATTTCCTTCAGGGTATCCGGGTCCAGCTTGTCACCGGCCTTTTGGAGATAGGCTTCCATCCCCGCCTGATTGATGGTGTCCAGATTGTCTGCGGCCTTTCGCAGCTCAGCTGCGTTTCCGTAAATACCCATGCTCATGTTGTGGATCATCATGAGTGCGTTGCGCGGCATCACCACCGTGTCGCCGGCCATTGCGATGACCGAGGCGATGGAACAAGCAAAGCCGTCCACATACACCGTCTTGTGGGCGCTGTGCCGCTTGAGCTGGTTGTAGATGGCCGTGCCCTCAAATACACTGCCGCCGTAGCTGTTGATGTAAACGGCGATCTCCGTCGCCTCCGGATGCTCCGCCAGAGCGTCCCGGAAGGCGTTGGCGCTGGTCTCGCTCTGGATCGTCTCGTCGGTCCACCAGTCATAGCTGTCGCCCTCCACATCTCCGTAGATGTAAAGCTCCAGTGTCTTGGCGTCCTCCGCCCGCTGCTTCAGCGCCCACATTCTCCGGTCCTTCTGCTTGGGATTACTCATTCCCGCTGTCTCCTTTCTGTGCATTCATCTGCTGCGCGGCTTCTTGGATCCGCGCAATGTTCAGGGTCAAAAAGTGTTCATCGGCCCACGGCTCGTTGATGGTGGCCTGGTTGGCCGCCCGCAGCACATCGTTGACCGAGAAGGCGCCGCTGCCCACCAGCTTTTCCACGTTGGCAGCGTTGGCAAACATGTCAAAGTGGAGGATAGCAGAGGAATCGACCCGGACAAAGTTGCCCTGCTTCCAACCGTCAAAGCCATACCGCTTTCGGGTGATTTCCTCTTGGAGCTGATCGCAGATGGGGTCAATACACTGGGTCAGAAAACGGCTGTTGGCGTCCGCTGTGCCCTGAACGGTGCCGTTCACCAGCACAGCGGGGATCAGAAAGCCCCGGGCGGTAAAATCGAAAATGTCCTCGATCAGGTTCCGCACGTCCCGGCTGTCGCCCACCTTGCCATCGCCAGATTTATTGACCTGCTGATAGTCGTAGCCGTCAAACTCCGGGAGCACCGCCGCGCCGCTGCCAAAAAACGGTTTGATCTGCTGCTCGATGATCTTGGCAAAATTTTGCTCAAAATTCTGCGTGCCCGATGCGATCTGATTAACATGGACCTTCCAGTGCTGCCCACGCTCCCACTGATAGCGGCTCATAGCCGCTGCCACCAGCCGCATGTAGGACTGGCACAGACCGTCCACCACCGGGCGCATGGCGTTGTGGTGGAGCTTTAAATGCAGTACCTCGTTTTCCCGGAAGGTTTTTTCATAGGCGGTGTCGCCCACCGTCACGTTAATGTACTCATTCATCCGCATCGGCCAGAAGGTGCTCTGCTGCCAGCTGTCCGCCACCATCACCGCGTCCATGCCGTCCCGCCGCTTACTGGAGATCACCAGCGCTTCATTGTCCAAAAACAGTTTGGCGATCAGCTTGTGCCAAAAGGCGGAGCTGTTCTGGTTCACGTTGGGCTCCACATTCCATAGGTAATACTCCTGCTCCTGGATCTCCTCCCGCCCCCGGAAGGTCTTTACCTCGCAGCGGCCCACGGCGTTGGCCACCATGTTCACGCAGGTCCAGAAGGAAAGCTGCCGCGCCTGGAAGTCTTCGGCCGCTGCCAATAGCTCCTGACAGGAGACCTCCGCTGTGGCGGTTCGCCCGCCCTTTCCCGCCAGCCATTCAAAAAATCTCAATCCCATAGTTCAGCCTTTCTCCGGTCCGATTCGGACCGTTATAGTCTGATGGCCCCTATCGGCGGGGCCGCCAGCGGAGCGCCGGTGCCCAGCAGCGGTTCGATCGTCATGCTGGCCACCAGTGCCATAAAGGGGTCTGTCTTGCGGCTTTTCGCTTCAATTTTGGCGTAGATAAAGTTTCCGGTATCGACACCCTGCTTCCGTGAGCTGCGGACCCTCTTGGTATTATTCACGCCCCATCGAAGGTGCGGCTGGTCGCCCCAGTAAAACAGCTCCCGGTCAAAGCATTCCTGGATCACCGGCTCCACCTGCATGATGTCTGATGGCCGCACCAGCTTTACCCGGTTCTTGTCCGCCGCGTCAAAGCCGATGGCGCGCATACTTTCGGAAACCAGCGTCCACCGGTAGTGGTCCATTGCCAGCGCCTTGATGTTGTAGCATCTGGCAGCGTCCTGGATGTATGCCGCGATCAGATCAGGGCTGATGCTCACATCATCCACCGCCGTCAGGTGTCCTTCCTTTGCCCACGTCTGCCACGGAGCCTTGATCCGCGGCAGGGTTTTGGATTGCAGGCAAATCCATGCGTGGTTGATGTCAAACCGGTCTGCGCCTCGCCGGAAGTGGAGGTTGACTGCCGCCCAGTCGCTCAGCTCCGCATAGTCCAGCCCTACCGTGCAAGTCCAGCCACGCAGATCAGGCTGTGGCTTATTGGTCTTGAGGATCTTTTCATAGTCTGTCACGCTGATCTCCTGAAATCCGGCCCGCAAGCCCATTCGCTTTGTCAGAAAATCGCCGTTTTGCTCCGGGTGCTCCACCCAGTCCCGGTATTCGTCCGCCGTTTCTTGAAATAGATCCGGCAGATAAAACAGGGATGGATTTGCCATGTACCAGTTTTCCGGATCATGGACCTGCTCCCGGGTCTCCACGCAGCAGATGAAGGGAAGAAAGCCGTTGTCCGGCTCGTTTTCAAATAAGATCCGCCGTCCTCTGGCCAGATAGTCATCCAAAGGCCCGTCATTGACTTCGCCGTTGGAGGTAAAGATCCCCACGCGGGGCTGAGCTACCTTGCCCTGACCGGTAATAAACACCTTGATGTTGTTGTAGTTTTCAAACTGGTGGACCTCGTTAAAGATCACCATGCCGGAGCGCATACCGTCCCGTCCCTTGGGGTTGTTGGTGCGGCCCTTGACCACGCCCCGGTTTTTTCGGCCCTGCACCAGCTCCTTTGTGTGGTAGTAAAACCGCTTCAGCTTCGCTTCGTTCTTGGGTAGCTCCAGCGTGTTCACCAGATCCAACACCGGCGTCATGGCCTGTTCCTCGTTATTGGCGCAGATATCTACGTTGTAGCTGCCAACCGGGTTGTAGGGAGAGGTGGCGCACATGGAGATAAATGCGATAAAGCCGTCCTTTCCCGCGCCACGGCCAACCATGGAAAACAGGGTCTTCCACCGGGGCCGTCCGTCAGAAGTGTAGGTGCACATCCAAAGCGCCGTCAGGAATTGCTCCCACAGGAAAAGATCTTTATACGGGAAATAGCGGGACAAACTCAAATACCGCCGAAGCTGCTCTGTATCTACCAGCAGATCTTCTGTCTCAAAGCACCGCCGGATATGCGCCGCCAGGGCGTGCTGCTCTGGGCAGGCCCGGGGCTTGTCCGCCTCCACCGCCTCCAGATACGCCTGGACCTCCGGCGGCAGCTTACAGTTCATCGTCCATGCCTCCCGGCACGTCCGATTTTGCGGCGGCGTCCTTAAAGCCAAGTGCCGTCCATACGGCCAGCATTTGCCGGGCAACCTGAATTTCCAAAGACACGCTGCGATTTTCCGTAATGCGGCCCCGGTCATCCATTACGGAAAGACCGCGCTCAGCCACATCCGTCTGCAATTCCTGCCGCCGTACCCAGAAGTCCAGATACTCGTCCACCTTGTCGGTGTACGCTTTTTCCAAAATGCCTCTGGCTTCCAGATTGTCCAGCATGGACTTTTTCAGTTCCCGGTACTGTTTGGTTTTTCTCCAGTCCTTTGTCTGCTCCATAAGGCTCCTCCTTTCCCGCTTCTTTCCATCCGGCGCACACGGCGGCTCTCGCATGGCAGCCAGAGCCGCCGACAGGAGGATCAAACCCGCTGCGGCGCAAGCGCCGCCGTGTGCGTCGGGGGAATGTGTCCGAATCGGACCGTGCCGCCCCACCGCGTCTACATCAATACCCCGCGCATCCAGCGCAGGCCTTCGGCGCAGGCAGGGCGGAAGCTCCGGCTCATGACCCGGCCTCCGTGGTAGGGCACGGAGACCGGAAGGGAAGAAAGAGTGAAGCCGGCACAGGGGCCGGGTCACAAACCGGATCGTGTTTTTCCATCAGCCAAAATCAGCTTTGTTTTCGCCCTGCAAGTCGGGTTTAGCAGATTAAGGGGATCAAAGACCGGCGGTAGCCTTCTCAGCCAAAACCAGGGCTGGCTTTCTCAAGACTCCGCAGGGCTCTGCCAGATATTGCTGGCCCAGCTGGACGCTTTCCGTAACCAAATCTGCTTCTGTGCCCTTGAAACCGGCAGCATGCGTCCCAATCGGGCCATTCACCCCTTCTGTGCCCTTGCACCCGGCAGCATGTCTCCAAATCGGTCCATCCACTGCTTCTGTGCCCTTGAAACCGGCAGAATCATTTCCGCGCCCGCGCCGCCTGCGCGTCACGGCGCCGCGCACGCCCGTCGGCCCCTCTTTTGTCCTGGACCCACCCGATTAGCAACGAACAGGGTAAAGCCGTTTTTCTCGATGGGGGGTTAATCCCATCGCTCAGCGGTGATTGGCAAGGCCTTCGGCTGAAATTGCCGCTGGCTCTCTGGGTGCTCCAGCTCGTGGCATTGCTTGCACAGCGTCTCAAGCTGACGTTGGCCCGTATCCGGATCAACCACGCTCAAAGCCAGGTCAGGCCGCTGCCGAAGGTGCTTGACGTGATGCACGATGTACCCCTTGCGGTAGCGCCCCGCCGCCTTGCAGTGCTGGCACTCGTACCGATCCAGCCGGAGGACTTCCAGCCGCAGCGCCCGCCACTCAGGCCAAGAATAAAATTTATACTCATGGCCCGCCGCCAGCAGTGAGACCAGCTCCTGAAGTCTTGCGCCGGAGATACCGGCACCGGCCATCTGTTCCACGGGCTATCACCTCCGGGCAAAAACAAAAGCCGATGCCAATACCCGCCGCAACGGCGGAGCATTAGCACCGGCTACAAGAGCACAGGCCAAAAAACAATGCAAAACAAAAACCGGTACCGACGCCCCCAACGCTGGGGATCATCGGCACCGGCTAATCATCGAGCACTGGCCACGGTCAATTTTCACGAGATGGATTGCTTTGCAGTTTCGGCACCAGAGCTGGAGATTATCCGCCACGGTGTCCGGTCTGATTGCCTGACTGGTCTTGTGTCGGCAGACCGGGCAAACTGCATATCCATCCTTTATGGCAAGTTTATCACCTTTTCTCATCGTTTGCAAGGCTTTTCCCTCACTTTCTTGCGGTTGTCCGTAGATATTCCGTAGGTTTCAAGAGGATACGCTATCTATAGTAGTACAGACTAAACCTTGTTATTAAAATAAAAGCACTATTTCTCCGGCATCAAATAGCGGCTATACCCATACAGCCCCCAATCTCCCAGCTGCGGCCGGTCCCGGCCCTGCATGGGCAGCGGTGTGGCCCCCTTGGGCAGCCGCACCATGCCGCTCTTGCAGGTTGTCACCTCCGGAGGCGGGATGTACTTACTCAGCGCCCTGGAGCAGCCCCACGGGTGGCGTCCCACCTCCGGGACCTCTTTCGTAAAATAGATTGCCAGCCCCCGGTAGCCGCCCTCTGACAGCACCCGCGCCCGGTCCCAGCGCACATCGTAGGCGCTGCCCCAGGTCCAGAGGTATTGCACTACGGCAGGTGGGAAATCTTGGTCACGCAAAAATGCGTGGATGTGGTAACGGTGGTCGCCGTGTAAGCCCTCCATCCGATAAACGTAGAACTCTACAGGCTTGCGGCTCCATCTCCGGAGCCGCTTGAGGAAGGCATCCCACACGCGCTCTACACCGGCCCAGTTAGCCGGAAGATGGGCATTGTCAAAGTTGAGGCTGTAAAAAATGCCGTCATAGGCAAAGAGCGCCAGCCGCAGTTCCAGCTTGTCCAGGCTGGTGCGGCTGAGGGCCGGCCCGCACCGGCCCCGCACCGCATCCGGCCCGTAGCGACGGAGATATCCGTAGTTGTCCGTCACCAGCGCCTTCACCAACGGTCCCGCCCGCTGGCGGACGCATACAAACGGATCAGCCATCCCCGCCGTCCTTTCTCTCGCCGTCCATCTTGGCCCCGCAATGGCAATACGGCTGTCGTCTACTCTCTACTCTACCGCAACGTGAGCATCGGTAGTATCGTTCCGGCATGATGTGGTCACCGTCCAAGAATGAGATC